TGCGCCCACCGAAGAAGCCAAGGGGGCGCACCATTACGACACCACCCCGGCGTCAATCGACGCCCCGGTGCCGCTGATGGAGTCGACCTTCGCGCGGACGTTCAGGTAGTTGCCCTTGATGACGAAGTGGTCGCTGGTGGCGTCTGTTCCCAGCGTCAGAGTGGAACGTCCGGCCTCCGTCCAGTCACCATCGACAGATGGCGACTCCACGTCCGAGACGTAGAAGATGACCACCGACGCACCGGCGCCTGCGGTTGTGGAGCCCTTGGCGTGCACCGTCATGTCGGCGCTATACGGCTTGACGACCGAACTGAAGCCGGTCGCCGTACGCCCAGTAAAGAGCGCCTGACGCCGTCCAGGGCCGACGAGCCGTACGTCGTTCGGATTCTCAGCAGCAGGCACGGCCTAGAACCCCTTGCTCTTCTTCCCGTGGCCAGAGAAGCCGAAATCCCCGTGGATGCCGCCGTCGTCGTACTGCGAATCCCCACCCGACGAACCGGCAGGCGTGGCCGACTTGTTCTCGTTCCCCTGCTTGCCCTGCGAGGGCGAGTCGATCATGCCGGGACCCATGGGGCCGCCGGACAGCTTCTTCTTCGTGTCGCCGCCCATCCCCTGCGTGGCCGGGTTGTCGTACTGGCTCATGTCTCGTACCTCGTATGTGACCTATTCAGTCACGCGAAGACTACACCGCGTCCGCGTGTTGTCAAATAGGTGCGATCACGAATTCGCAGCTTCTGCTTCTAGGGCCGCGATCTCCTCATCGGACGGCATGCCTGTGGCGTCAGCAGCAGAAGCCGGCGTGGCCGCAGCCTCTGCGACGGGAGCCTCTTCGCCTTCGGGCGCAGTGGGCGCGGCAGGCTGCGGAGCCGCAGCTTGGGCGGCCTGCTCGGCTTGAAGCGCCTTCTGCATCTCCTCTTGCTCCTCCGTGCGCAGATCCTCGAGCTCCTGTTCAACCTCGTCTTCCGACAAGCCGGAGCGCCGGAGGAGTCCTTTCTTGCTGAGCGCGCCAGCAGCACGCCATTCCATGGCCTGCTCGAAGCGCACGCCTTTGTCTACTGGCAGCGTGGAGCCGACGCCGATCTCTACGTCAAAGTCGACGTCCGAAACGTCGTTCTCGATGACTGGTTTGCCGGTCGCTTCGTCGATGACCGGATCTCCAGTCGCTTCGTCGCGCTTGAACTTGTTGATCCAGACGTACCGCTTGCCCACGCGAATAACGCGATCCTGGTAGTACTGCTTGATCAGTTCGATGACCTGTAGCGCCACCTCGCGCAGGTAGCTTTCGAACATGCGCGTCTTGAGGCCAATGCGCCCTGCGGTCATCGCCTGAAGCGACTGAATCGCCACGCCGGACACCTTCGAAGCCGGCAGCTGCCCACGGCTCGCATCGAAGATTCCGCTGATGTTGTCCAGGTGCAGCTTCTGCGTATCGACGTGCTTGAAGAACTCAGGCGGGCAGCCAGGCGCAGGCATCCAGTCCGGTGGCTGCTGGCCGTCGTAGACGATGAACGATGCAAGGCGATTCGTGATGTCCTTGAGGCTGACGTGGGAAGCCTTCGGGATCCGCATGTACGCGGCAGCCACCATGCGGATGTAGTCCGCGATCTGCGCCTCGGTGCGGTTGATCGCGTCCTGCGGGCCGCGCTGCTGCGTGACTTCCGACATTCCCCAGAACTGCGAGCCGATGGGGTAGCACAGGCACCGCGCGAACGGGAACAGGCCCAGGCGCCGCCTCTTCGTCGGCCGCCCGCTACGGTACGGGCTCTTGCCGCGACGGGCCATCACGCCGTTGACGAAGATCGAAACCCACACCTGCCCGGTCTTGTCGCGGTCCCAGATCTCCAGCTGCGTGGCGAACCGAGCCTCCCCACCCTCGCCGCCGCCTTCGTTGCCGCCAGTCCCGACCATGGCCCCTGTGTCGGTCATGACGTGCATCTGGTCCTGCTCGTACATCTTGTTCGCCGTGACAGCGTGATGCGTCAGGCTCTCATCCCAGACGCCGCCTTTGATCTTCCCGCGCAGGTGCGGGAAGTCCCGGTAGATCGCGCCTACGGGACGATTGACAGCGATGCTCACACGCTCGGCCGTCTGGATGTCCATGCCGCCGGCGGCCACGAAGAACCAGCGCGTGTCAATGTGCGAGATGACGATGCGGTCCTGCACGGGGTCGTACCACTGCTTGCTGACGCCCGTGCCGTACAGGTGCTGGTCCTTGAGGACGTACAGGCCCTTGACGTCCGGGAACTCGTTCTGAAGGAACACGTCCCGGACGGCGTCCTGCATGAGGTCCGCTTCTTCGAACGTCTCCTCTTCGGTCCCGACGACGTTGATCGTCGGCCGCTGGTCGGTCATCGTTGGGATGGCCGTCTCGAGGTTCGCAAAGATGTAGTTCGGGGCAGGGCGCGCCTTCCACGCTGGACGGATCTTGTGCCCCCAGTGGTTCCCGCCGTAGTACTGCCTGTTCGTCTCCCAGTCGGCGTCGTACTTCTTGCGGTCGGCCTTGTCCTCCATGAACCGCCGGTGCGCCCACTCGAACCAGTAGCGGTCGTCTTTGCCGCCCTTGTCGAGCAGGGTTCCGCCGTCGCCGTGGCTGGCGGGGTTGTCGTAGTTCTCGGAGGTGGCGTCGTCCATGGGCTACACGATCAGTTTGAGGTCGGGAGGCGGTTCGTCGTGGGCGCTGGGCGGCTTGATGCCGCATTCCCAGCGGTTTAGCGTCTTGTCGTAGGCGGAGAACGTCTGACAGTCCATGCAGCGGAAGCGATGCCCGACGATCTGCGGGGAGGACTCAATGGGGTTGATCTTGTTGTAGAAGACGGCCACCACCGGAAACAGTTCGAACGCGTTGCATCCGCAGCCGCACACGAGGCGCCCCTGTGTTAGCTGGCGCATCGCCATCGACACGTTGTCCTGCTGGACAGGACTGAGCTTCACAGGCTGGTTGTTGCCGATCATTGCGATTCCCCCACGTTCCCCGCGTCTATCGTGTGGTTCTGCTCGTACACGTCGTTCAGCGCCTTCTCGACTTCCCAGTCCTCCACCAACGGCGGCGGCTTGGGCTTCCAGTTCTTGTCGACGATCTGCTTGCCGCGCTCGTCACACCAACGCTTGAGGTCAGCCGGCGTGGCGTGGCGTTCGCCGGTCGCAACCTCCCACGCGTCCTTTTCGAACTCGTAGTGCGCGGCATTCAGGTGTTGACCGCCGACGCCGAAGGACGAGAACTTGCGCTGCATCTGACCGCCGCAGCGCCCGCAGACAACGGGATCGTCCCGCTTCTCGGTGCGACGGAATAGGTCGCATGCGAAGCCGCAGGAACACCCGTAGTCGAACAGAGGCATCGTTACTTGGCCTGCGCCTGAGCGGCGAGCCACTCCTGAACAGCGCGGCTGTTTTCGTAGCCAGGGCGCGGCTTGCGCCACAGCATGAGCTCCATGCGGCCGGGGATGCGCTTGCCTTCAGGCGTGACACCGACCTGACACTTCTCAGCCGTGCAGGCGACGAACTGCTTGTGGTCAGCCCCGCCCGCGTGGATCCAGTGCCCGCAATCGTGGCACCGATAGATCCTGTACTCGATGAACGGGCATTCGATCTGGGTGGGGTCGTTGATGTTGAAGTCGCCAGGCCCGATGACGCGGACGCCTTCCCGCGTGGGCGTGTGCATCGACGGCGAATTGCCCGTCGTCTGAGGGCGCACGGAAGGGACGGGCTGGCTCTGCATGCTCGCGGACGGCGGCGCCTCGATGCGCCCTTCAACGCGCGCGACGACTTCCTTGCGGCGGGCCTCAGCCTGCGCAAGATTCGCCTGCACGTCTGCCTTGTCCTGCGCTTCCAGCTCCTTGCCCAGGTCTTCGAGGCTCACCGCCTGCGCGTCACTCATTGCCGTCTCCTTCGCCGAAGTCTTCGGCTGTCCGTTCCTCGTTCCGCATGATCGCCCGCTCAATGTCGATCAGGTCTTCCCCGACCACCTTGCGGGGCACGGAGCGCAGTTCGACGCTCGGGGTAGGACCCCGCGCGACAAGCGCCCCGCCGCAGCGTTGCCAGGGCTTGACCTTGACCGAACACGTACCACGGATTCGGCCTTTGTCAAATGGGCTCGACAGCACCTCGAGTGTGGCTCCGCATCTTTCGCAGCGTACGGGCGTGAATGCCTGCGGCACGTCGAGCGGCATCAAACCACCTCTTTGTCGCCCTTGGACCAATCGTCGGCGTCTGATTCCAGCCCGCCGTACTGCTCGGCGTACTCCTTCACGCGGTCCGGATCGTCGCCCATGAGCTTGACGCGCCCGTCCGATGGGTCGATAGACGCGTGCGGCAGGGCGCCCAGCCCGTGCTTGTAGTCTGTGTAGATCGCGTACCGGAGCGCATCGCACAGGTCGTCACCGACCTTAACCGGCTTGCCGGTCTTCTCATGCCGGTGGTAGTTGCCGATCTCAGCCAAGAGCTTGACGCAGTTCCGCGCGATCAGCAGTTGCCCAGTCTCGAAGGCGCGCGCGACAGCGTTGATGCCAAGCTCAACGTCGTTCTCAGCGTCGGACGTGGACAGGCTGACCTTTCCCATGTCCGCCAGGTCCGCGCGCTCCTGGGCGGCTGACGGGTCCGCATACCGATACTCAACGTACTTGTTCCAGGGGTTCGCATGGATCGCCTGCGCATGCTTCTCTAGCGTCATTCCGCCGGCGCGGTACTCGTCGACAACCACCATGCGCTTGCCCTTCTTCGCCAGCCAGACATGCGCGGTTGGGTGGCCGAATCCGAAGTCCAAGCCGCTGAAGATCTTCCATCCGTCAGGCAGCTTTCCGGGCTTGATCGGAGCGCAGGTCATGATGCGCGGGTCGAAGTTCTTCCAGATCAGGCCGGACCACTGGAAGAAGTCCCCGCGCAGTTCTCGCTTCTGCTCCTCTTCGCTCAGGCCGGTGCGGTAATCCTCAATCCAGCCGTCATCAAGCGACAGGTTCGCCTCGATGGGGACGCCCTTGATTACCGCAATGCGCTTGTCCTTGGTCGGATCGTCGTCCTTGCGGATCTCAACGGGGTCGATCTTTCCGCGCGCGTAGTCACAGGCGCCGTAGTCGTATACGACGTGGCCTTTGTCGATGCCTTCGACCCAGAACCAATTCAGGCCGAACGGCGACGACTCAAGGAACAGGCCGCCCTTGGACGCCAGCACACGCCCGCGCAGGATCTTGAACGTTTCGGCCGTAGGCAGCGCCCCGGCTTCGGTGATGGCTGCTCCGTAGATCGTAGCGCCGCGCAACTTGGTTGGGTCTTCCGCGCTGCGGACCACAACCTCGAAGGGCGCGCCGTCGTCCGGCGGCATGAGCACGTACGTCGGCCCGCGTTCGCT